GCGTAACTATGATGTTGATTTAGAGCGCCAGATTGGTTTCAACCTTCATCGGTTGTTCGCTCCTCAAGCTAACAATTATGTTGCCCGTTTCGGCATAATGAAAGCACTCTCCCCACCTGATTTCGTCAAGTGGGCCAAAGAGATTTCCGACTTCGCTAAGAAGTACGCTCTTTGGATAGAACATGTTCATGGGTTCTATGCAGGTGAGATTTATAATTTCGAAGCACTTGGCGGTCATTGGTCCGAAGCTCAAGTAATAGACTTCAATCCGGATGCGAAAGCACGTGAACTTATGGTATCAGACAACCGTAATAAGCATCCGTTATGGAACAGTTTCTTTGCAAAATGGAAATCGGTAGCTGGTAAGCTCCTAGATAATTGGATACACAAGGGTGATTCAATTTCGTTTGACGATTTTGTCTACGATTACTGGCTATGGTCTACGGGTGGTAGTTCCACCTATGGCGCGATTTATGACAGATATAATAAGAAATATAAAATCTCGAAGTCCCTAGCTGGACAAATAGATACTCTAGCTGATTTAAAGAAAGCTATAGCGAATAACACGGCTATAGAAATAACTAAAGTTATTAAAAGCGAAACTGGTAAAATAAGAGTTGCGTACCAGGTCGACTTAGAAAACTATCTCAGATGTTGCTATTTAATGAGAGGTTATTTTGGTCCTGATCTCCAACCAATAAATACACCGATAGGCTATGATCCAGCCAAAAAATCAAAGTTCTACGCTGCAATGCTTTCGAGTTGCAAGAACCCCCAATCATACAAAGTCCCTTTCGACTTTTCAATGTTTGAGAAACAACCTACAAGAGAAGAACTACTCTTTTGTTATGACCGTCTTATAGAAAGAAGAATGACCTCGGACGGGCATACTGACATTAAAAATGTTTACACCGATTTTAGAATAGCTTTCTTGAACGGTTATTATATCAATACAGAAACAGGAATTCGCATACAATACGAAAAAGGAATGGTTTCCGGAATGTTTTGGACTCTTGATTTTGATACTTTTTTAAACTATAGCTGGCACATGACTATAGATGAATTACATAAAACGCGCATACTATCTTGTTGGGCACAAGGTGATGATACAGGCTTAGAATTTAGCACCTATCAGGATGCTATAGCACATTTGGTACACATGGCTTTTTGGGGTTTTGAAAATAATCCTCATAAGTTTTGGATATCCAAATATCGCACAGAAATGCTAAGAACCGAGTACCGAGAAGATTCTGTGAGAGGTTATTTGTGTAGACAGATAACTTCCCTTATGCAGCGTAAGCCAGTTGGTAGTGATACTAAAGATCTAAATTCAATGATTAACAATTATTCTGGATGCTATCGGAGGAGTTTTGAGTCTATTGATCGGAG